CGTTGATCCTGCTTTCGCAGCTGGGCCGCGATGTCGAGAAACGCCCCGACAAGCGTCCGATGCTCAGCGATCTGAGGGACTCAGGCGGCATCGAGCAGGACGCCGACGTTGTGCTGTTCCTTTACCCAGGCCGACCCTTCAGCGATGTGCAGAAGCTGGTGGGCCTGGACGTAGCGAAGCAGCGCGGCGGCCCACTCGGCGAAGTCGTTCTGGCATTTGAAGGCCGCCTGCAGCAGTGGCATGAAACCACGGCGCCGCTGAAGGGGCCGAATGTCCGCAATGCACCGGAGTCGTTCGAATGAGCCTTTCCACCCTTGAGCCAGTCTTCGGCACCGACACCCACCCAGGCGCCGCCGAGCGCCAGGCCGAACGCGACGAGCTGATGCGCATCGCCGCGCAGAGCGCGTTGAACCGCAGCAAGGGCGGGCAGACGCTGGACCCTGAGGCGCGGGCCTGGGCCGTGCACTGGTCGCGCATCAAGCCGCTGGGCCGTTCGCTGTCAAGCGGGGAAGGTAGGGGGAAGGTCGAATGAATTTCCTCAGCGTGTGCAGCGGCATCGAGGCCGCGTCTGTCGCCTGGAACCCGCTCGGCTGGAAAGCCTGGGCGCTCAGCGAAATTGACAAGTTCCCCAGCGCCGTGCTGGCCCATCACTACCCGACAACACCCAACTTGGGCGACATGACGAAGTTCAAGGACTGGCCCGATGCAACTCTCGATCTTCTCTGCGGAGGAACACCCTGCCAGTCCTTTAGCAACGCAGGACTCCGCGCAGGACTGGATGACCCTCGTGGCCAACTCATGCTCACCTTTGGTGCCATTGCTGCAAGGTATCGGCCCCGCTGGCTGGTTTGGGAGAACGTGCCCGGCGTTCTGTCATCAAACGGAGGACGGGACTTTGGTGCCTTCCTCGGGCTCCTGGGCTTCCTCGGGTATGGGTTCGCCTACCGCGTTCTTGACGCTCAGTTTGTCCGAGTGGACGGCTACGCTCGCGCCGTCCCACAGCGACGGCAGCGTGTGTTCGTTGTCGGATGTCTTGGAGACTGGCGAAGTGCCGCAGCGGTACTTCTTGAGCGCGAAAGCCTGCGCGGGGATCTTGCGCCGCGCAGAAGGGCGCGGGAAGCAATTGCCCCCACCCTTAGCGCACGCACTAAAGGGGGTGGCGGGCTTGGCACCGACTTCGACCTTGACGGCGGGCTAGTTCAGCAAGCCTACGGCGGCAACAACACCACCGGCCCGCGCGATGTAGCGTCGGCTCTGTCGGCTCATGGCGACTCTGGTCGTATGGACTTTGAGAGCGAGACGTTCGTTGCGCACACGCTGCGCGGCGAGGGGTTTGACGCTTCGGAGGACGGCACGGGGCGCGGGACACCGTTGGTGCCGGTGTTGCCGTTTGACACCACGCAGATCACCAGCGCCAGCAATTACAGCAACCCGCGGGCGGGCGATCCTTGCCATCCGCTGGCCGCTGGGGCGCATGCGCCGGCCGTGGCCTTTGGCTGGCAGAACGCAGCCGCGCAAGGCATGCCCGTGGACACGATCAGCCCGACGCTGGACAAGAGCAAGCATCCGGCCGTGTCGTTTGCCTTGCGGGGCCGCAGTGAAGGCGCACAGCCAGAAATGCACGGCGATGGAGGGTCGGTAGGTGCGTTGCGCGCAGCGTCAGGTGGCTCATCGCGTGACTACGTTGCTGCCGCTGCTGTGCGCCGCCTGATGCCCGTGGAGTGTGAACGGCTGCAAGGCTTCCCCGACAACTACACACTGATCCCGGTGCGCGGCAAGCCCGCAGCAGACGGCCCGCGATACAAGGCGATAGGCAACTCCTGGGCCATCCCGCCCGCGCGCTGGATCGGGCAACGCATCGCAATGGTGGACGCGCTGCGGCTGCCGCAACAGGAGGCCGCGTGATCAACGCCATCGCTTTCAGCGTCCCCGGCGAGCCCCAAGGCAAGGGCCGCGCACGCATCGGCAAAGTCGGCGGCTTCAGCCGCATGTTCACACCGGCCAAGACTGTGGCCTATGAGGGCTTGGTTGCGTTGGCCGCCCAGCGCGCCATGGCCGATACCGGCCCGTTCGCCTGCGCCCTGGCCGTCGAAATCGAGGCCGTGCACAGCATCCCGGCCAGCTGGTCGAAGAAGAAGCGCGCCGAGGCCCTGAGCGGCGCCATGCACCCGACTACGAAACCCGACATCGACAACATCGCCAAGGCCATCGCGGACGGCGGCAACGGCGTGGCGTGGGTGGACGACAAGCAGATCACGCGGCTGCTGGTCGTCAGGCGCTACGGTGAGACGCCGGGCGTTCATGTTCGCGTGGCTGCAATGGAGACCCCATGAACATCCTTCCGATGAGCTTCCCCGAACTGCTGCTGCGGCTGCTGGTCTCATGAAGGCAGACCTGATCGACCACGATGGCATGACCGCACGGGCTTGTGTGGCCGGCGCAGGATTCGTGGTCGCCGTGGCAGTGCTGGCGGCGGTCGTTGCGGCGCTTTTCCATCTGGTGCGGGCGTGACCGTCGTCCTGAAACCCCTAGGTCGCGGCAACTGGTCGCCGCTGGTCATCGAGTACAGCGGCCCGCAGGTGCTGCCGTTGCTGGTGCGCGTGGGGGAATGCATCGTGCTGGCGGGCATCACCTTCCGCGTGTGTGAGGTGCGCGCGTGATCGGGCAACAACCATGCGCACCGCACTGAGCGCCGCCATGAACCAGATCCCGCTGCCGCTGTTTTCGCAAGATGACGACGAAGCGGACGACCCGACGCTGGACGCCGAGAACGCGGTGTGGGGCAGCCGGCGGCGCACTGTCGACGCGCGGTACGCTGAGCCGCTGGCACCAGGCGCGCCGGCCAGCATCTGGGCGATGGCCAAGGCCGCCAGCGATGCATTACGCAAGGGTGGGCGCTTCGGTGCCGCCGCCGGGTTCAAGGCCAGCGCGCCGCTGTTCAAGGGCCGGCCGGTGGTGACGCCTGCCGCGCCTGGGGTCACGAAGGTGCAGGGCTCGCGCTACCCGGCCAACCGCTGGACCGACGAGCGGGCCGAGCAGGAGAAGGCGCGGCGGGCCCGGCAGAAGCCGCCGAAGCCGGTGCGCGGGGCCCGCACACGGGGTAAGAAGCTGCTCGATCTGATCGGGCCGAACGAAGACTGAACAAGGAACGCAAAGCCATGGGAAAACCACAGAAAAAGCAACCAGAGCCGGTGAATTTCCGCTCGCGCATCGTCGGCGAGGGCACGGAAGCGCCCGACCAGCTGCTGGCCAACCCGCAGAACTGGCGGCGGCACCCGAAGGAGCAGCTGGCTGCGCTGGAGGGGATGCTGGACACCGTTGGCTGGGTACAGCGCGTCATCGTGAACCGCACGACCGGGCACATGGTCGACGGCCACGCTCGGGTGGAACTGGCGCTGAAGCGCGACGAGCCGCAGGTGCCGGTGCTGTACGTTGAACTGACCGAGGCCGAGGAACGGCTGGTGCTGGCGACGCTGGACCCGATAGGCGGGCTGGCGCAGACGGACCAAGCGATGCTGGATGATCTGCTGCAGGGCGTGGAGTCGGGGCGCGCGGGGCTGGATGAGTTCCTTGCCGGGCTGCGCACACCCGAGGCAGTCCAGGGCCTCACAGACCCAGACGACACGCCGGACCCCCCCCAGCAAGCGGTATGCCAAGCCGGCGAGGCGTGGCTTCTGGGGAGGCATCGCATCGTGTGCGGTGATAGCACGGACGCGGCGGCGGTGGCAAAGGCGCTGAACGGGGTCAAGCCTCACTTGATGGTGACGGACCCGCCATATGGAGTGGAGTACGACCCGGCTTGGCGAGCCCGTGCCGGCGTGAACAAGAACACCGAGAAGCTGGGCAAGGTGCTGAACGACGACCGCGCCGACTGGCGCGAGGCGTGGGCGCTTTTTCCTGGTGATGTGGCTTACGTGTGGCACGCATCGCTTTTCACCCGAGAGGTTCTCGACAGCCTTGAGGCGTGCGAGTTCAGGCATCGGTCGATGATCATCTGGTGCAAGGACCGCTTTACCCTGGGCCGCGGCGACTACCACTGGCAACACGAGCCCGCGTGGTATGTCGTTCGAGGCGGCAAGACCGGCCACTACGTTGGAGGCCGCAGCCAGTCCACCGTCTGGAACATCCCGGCGCGCGACGACAGCGGTGTGGGGCACGGCACCCAGAAGCCCGTCGAGTGCATGAAGCGCCCGATTGAGAACAACAGCAGCCCTGGACAGGCCATCTACGAGCCCTTCAGTGGCAGCGGCACCACGATCATTGCGTGCGAGATCGCCGGCCGGGCCTGCCACGCGCTGGAGCTGAACCCACCGTATGTCGACGTTGCCGTCAAGCGCTGGCAAGCCTTCACCGGCCAGCAGGCCACCCTGGAAGGCGACGGCCGCACCTTCGAAGAGATCGCAGCCGAGCGCGCTGCGGCAACCGCCTGACCGCCATGGGAAACAAGACCAGCGCGGCCAAGGCTCGCTCCCTCGACCGCCAGGCCAAGGCGCTGGAACTGCGCCGCATGGGCTTGGGTTACGCCGCCATCGGCGATCAGATCGGCGTCGGCAAGACCCAGGCGCACCGCTACGTCGTCGCCGGCCTGGAGGACGCCCGCGCGCAGATCAGCGCCAGCGCCGACGAACTGAAGTCTGAGGAAATCTCGCGCCTGGACGGCATGCTGCAGGCGCTGTGGCCGCGCGCACGCAAGGGCGAGGCGGCGGCTGTGGACCGCGTGCTGAAGATCGGCGAGCGCCGCGCAAAGCTGCTGGGCCTGGACGCCCCGACGCGCACCGCGCTGGAAGGCGGCGGCGACGGCACGCCACCGATCAGCACGCAGTCGTCCGTGCACTTCTACATCCCGGACAACGGCCGCGGTGGCTGAAGCGCTGGCGATCAGGCCGCAGCCTGGGCCGCAGGAGGCGTTTCTCTCCAGCCCAGCCGACATCGTCATCTACGGTGGCACGGCCGGCGGCGGCAAGTCCTGGGGCCTGCTGCTGGAGCCGATGCGGCATGTGGTCAGCAACCACGCATTCACGGCCGTCTTCTTCCGGCGCAACACCACGCAGATCCGCAACCCGGGCGGCCTGTGGGACGAGAGCCGCAGCCTGTACCCGCTGGCCGGCGCGAAGCCGGTGTCGCACGTGCTGGAGTGGCGCTGGCCATTCGGCGGCCGGGTCAAGTTCTCACACCTCGAGCACGAGTCCACCGTCTACGATTGGCAGGGCGCGCAGATCCCGCTGATCTGCTTCGACGAGCTGACGCACTTCACGCAGTCGCAGTTCTTCTACATGCTCAGCCGCAACCGCTCCACCTGCGGCGTGAGGCCCTACATTCGGGCGACGACGAACCCCGACGCCGACAGCTGGGTGCGCAAGTTCATCGCCTGGTGGATTGACGAGAAGACCGGCCTGGCCATCCCTGAGCGTTCGGGCGTGCTGCGCTGGTTCATCCGCATCAATGACGCCATCGTGTGGGCCGACAGCCCCGAGCAGTTGCGCCAGCAGCATGGCGCAGACGTTGAGCCGAAGTCGGTGACGTTCATCCTGGCCCGCCTGACCGACAACGCCATCCTGCTGGCGAAGGACCCGGGCTACAAGGCCAACCTGATGGCGCAGAACGCGGTGGAGCGCGCCCGGTTGCTGGACGGCAACTGGAAGGTGCGGCCGGCGTCGGGCCTGTACTTCCAGCGACGGTGGGTGAAGATCGTCGATGCCGCACCGGCCGATATCGACATCGTGCGCGGGTGGGACCTAGCCGCCACTGAGAAGACGGCCGACAACGACCCGGACTCGACGGCCAGCGTGAAGCTGGGACGCATCAAGTCGAGCGGGCGCTTCATCATCCTGCACCGGTCAACGCTGCAGGCCGGGCCGCACGCGGTCGAGCAGGCGATCATCAACACCGCGGCGGCCGATGGGCGCGGCGTCGTCATTCGGCTGCCGCAGGACCCGGGCCAGGCCGGCAAGTCACAGGCCCAGGCTTTGGTCACGAAGCTGGCGGCCTACACCGTGAAGACGCAGCGCCCGACCGGTGACAAGATCGTGCGCTTCTCGCCGTTCAGTTCTCAGTGCGAGGCCGGCAACGTGGATGTGCTGCGCGCAGCGTGGAACGAAGACCTATTCGACGCGCTGGAGGCGTTCCCCGAGGCCGCGCACGACGACGACGTGGACGCATGCAGCGAGGCCTATTCGCACTTCATTGCGCCACAAGCCGGCATCTTCACCTGATCACCCCGGCTTGTCCGCGTCCCGCTCGCGGTTCATCCTGGTCAGCTGCAGCCGCAGTTCCTCAGCCTCGCGCGTGCGCCTGGCCACCAGCGAGAGCAGGCACTCGCGCAGCACTCGCCGCCAGTTTGCCCGGGCCCGGCGCAGCTGTTCGGCGGTGGGCGCGGGCTTGACGGTCAACGCTGGCCGCCGTCGACCTGGGCCAGGAAGCGCCGCATCGCGTGCAGAGCCTTGCTGTCGGTGGCGCCATCGATGATGGCAACCTCGGTGCTGCCGTCGGCGGTGCCCACGCGAAGCCAGGCATTCTGCGCGCCGGCCAGCGCCCGCACGGTGGCCAGCGGTGCCGTGAAGTCACGCGACGACTCGCGCACGCCGGCAATGGGCGCGGCGAAGTTCGTGACGCCCGGCAGCGGCTGCAGCGCGGTTTCCTTGCCGTCGATCATCAGCCGAGCGCCGTTGATCGGCAGGTAGGCGCCCGAGACGCGCACCGTGACCACCGCCAGATCCGGCGCCTTGCTGGTCCACTGCGCGCCCAGCATCGGGCACAGCATCGAGGTGCAGGCTCCGCCGTGCGGTGCGATGGTGACGACGCGGGCGCCGTCATACCCGCTGCGGGTGTCGGTAGGCGCGGTGCCGATGGTGGTGGCGCAGCCAGCCAGGGCCAGCATCAGGGCAAGGGGTAGGGCGGTCTTCATGCCGGCAACTGTATCGCCGGCCGGCAGGCCCAGGCCCGCCACGATCTAGGGGCTTGCCAAGACGGTCCCGCGGGCCAGAACAGCGCCCGCGGGTGTCGGTCCGCAACTTGGAGAGATCGCAGCGCAGATGGTAGGGAGGCCGTCCCTAGCATCCTGCGACATGCCTGAAATCACCGTGAACGCCTCCGACTACGCCATGCGCCAGATGCGCGAACAGCTCGCCGGGTGGGCTGGTGCCCTGGACGCGAAGCGGCCCCGGGCTTGGGACCAGTACGGCTACACCGAGCACGTCTCGTTCGACCACCTGCTGACCGCCTACAAGCGCGGCGGCGCCGGCCATGGCGCTGTGCACCGCCTGCTGGACCGCTGCTGGCTGGAATGTCCGCGTATCAAGCAGCGCGAGCAGGACGCCGAGACGGACTGGGAGAAGGCCGTCGACAAGCTGCTGCGCCCGCTGTGGCGCCGCCTGCGCGACTTCGACCGCCGGAACATGGTCGGCCGCTATGCCGGCCTGATCTACCGCGTCGCAGACGGGCAGACGCTGGACCAGCCGCTGAAGCGCGGCAAGCTGGTCGACCTGGTGCCGGTGTGGGAAAACCAGCTGCGCGTGCAGGCCTGGAACCAAGACGAGGCATCGCCGACCTTCGGCAAGGTGACGGTCTGGGAATACCGCATGCGCGCGCCGCATGCCACCGACACCCAGGCCGCGCCTGACCGGTGGGTCAAGGTGCATGCGAGCCGCGTGCAGATCCTGGCCGAGGGCGCGGCCGGCGGTGAGTTCTACGAGGGCGAGCCGCTGCTGCTGGCCGGCTTCAATCACTTGGTCGACCTGGAAAAGATCGCGGGCGGCAGCGCCGAGAGCTTCCTCAAGAACAGCGCCCGGACGGTGGTGCTGAAGTTCGATGCGAACAGCCAGCCCCAGGCCATCGCCAGCAACGCGGACGGCACCTCCACGGGGCAGACCGTGGCCGAAGCGGTGGAGGAGAAGGTCGGCAAGCTGAACCGCAACATCGACGCCAGCATCGTCATGCAGGGCGGCGACGCCACCACACTGCAGACGGCGGTCGCCGACCCGGGGCCGTCTTTTCAGGTGGCCGCGAACCTGTTCGCCGCGTCGGTGCAGATTCCGTTCACCATCCTGTTCGGCCAGCAGACCGGCCGCCTGGCCAGCAGCGAGGACAAGGCCGACTGGAACGCGCGCTGCCAGTCGCGGCGCGAGACTGAACTCGGGCCGATGCTGGAGGAATTGGTCACGCGCATGCAGGCTGCCGGCGCCATCGATGCGGCCGACTTCGAGGTCGAGTGGGCGCCGCTGGACAGCCCGGGCGACGACGCAAAGGCGACGCTGCTGGGCAAGATGACCAGCGCTATGCAGCAGGCCAGCGCCGCAGGCCTGACCGAGCCGCTGTTCGACGCCAACGAGCTGCGCGGCGTGATGGACTTTGAAGAGCGCACAGACGACGGGCTACCCGAGGGCACCGATCCGATGGTCGACCCCGCGCAGCCGCCGGCACCGACGCCAGCGCCACCGCCGGTCCTGCGCGCCGCAGCCTGACGCATGCGGGCGCCGCGCCAGCGCGATCCCATCG